GTTAACTAGATTTTTTATAAAATTGTTTTTCATATTGTTTATATTATTATAAATTATTATTGTTTGTTTTTTCTGCTTTTTTTTATATAAAGTCTAATATATCTTTCTTAATATGTCTGTTTATTTTTGAACATAAAGGTTGCAAATTACTATAATGATTAAGTTTTATTAATTCTTCTTTAGTATTTGCAGATGATATAGGAATGATATGGTCAATATCCCAAGTTTTATTTAATTCTAAAATACCATCTTTAGGATTACCATGATTATTCCAATTCATCCAAGATTCAAATTGTGATTCTAAATGTTTTTTAAAAGTTTCAAATGAACAACCAAGTATTAATTCAGTTTTAGTTAATTTTTTATAACCATTTTTTTTAATTGAATCATTAACTAAACATCTAATATTTTCTGTTAATTTATATAATGAATCAGATTGTCTTTTTTGTTTTCTATAATTAGATTTTGTTTTATTTATTTTTTCTCTATTATTTTTATCATATTCTTTCATTTGTAAAACTTTTTTTTCTTTATTATTTTCATAATTTTCTTTAGATTTTAAAAGTTTTTCTTCTTTATTTTTTTGATACCAATTTTTTTGATATTCTTTTTGATATTCTTTCCTTGATTCCTTTGTCATAATTTTAAAATTACTACAAATATATATTTTATTTAAATCTTTATTCCTCTGACTGATAAATTCTTTAATTTATTTAATACATTTTGATTATTATCATAGTGTGTATCTATATTTAGTGCAGCAATCTTATAAACTTTTCTAATATTTGAACCTGTTGCAAATACTCTATCACTTGGAATTCCAAGTCTTTTTGCTAATGGTAACATATTTACTTTACTTAGTCTTGCTGATACAATATAAATTTCATCACCTCTTGAAATTCTTTCTCTTACAAGCTGTTGAATTCTTGGATTAGTGAATGTATCATCAAAATCAAAACTTATCTTTCTGAATTTCTCCATATCAAATAGATTTAATTCTTTTAATTTTGATTCTGCCCATCTTTTACCTGCTAAACCACCCCATAATAAATATGAAATAGTACCACATGCTTCCATATCATCAGGATTATAATAAACTTCTGCTCTTGATAAATAAGAATACATTCTTTTAATGGTTTGAACTGATATTTTTTCACCATTAGCTAATTGCTGTCCTCTAACTTTACCAACTAAAGTTGCACAACCATTTTTTACTTTAGCATTAAGTTCAATACCTCTTTTAGCATTGTTACTTACTGCATCAGGATAATCATTATATGATTCAAATTTATCTTTCATCCCATTTTGCATAGCATATTGCTGCTGCTTGACTTGATTCAATTCCATTGTTAATTTCAATACCAACACATCTACCTATAAATTCATCTTTAGATTCACCTGCCATTGGTTTTATTACAAATTCTTCTTCTTGACCTACATAAGAATTAATAATTTGAACATGTCTATCAATAAATGATGAATCTAAAACAATATTAATACTTTGTGAAATTTGATTAATTAAATCTCTAAAATCATCAGCTAATAAAGTTGCTTCATTTACTTCTTGACTTGAGATTGAATTATTTATTCTTGCTTTATTTTCCAATGCTAGAATTGCATCAAGTTGTAAAGCTGCACTTCTTACCATACCTTGGTCATCAATACTTAAATTCATTGAATTAAAAGAATTAAATAATGGTAATGCTTCAACAGCTAACAATGGATATTTTATTTCATAACCATAAATATTAACACCGATTACTGATTCATTTCCACCTGCTTGTGGTTGATTTACACCTTCATTTACACCTTCATTTCCGCCATCGCCACCGCCACTTGGTGGTGTAACACCTTCACCTCCACCTTCACCAATATCATTTAAAGGAGGTGGTAAATCAGAAAATTTAATTTTATCAAATATATCCAATAGTTGTGCCTTTAAAAACCCTCTATTTGGTTGGTTATACATTGGTGTTCCTGCTTTACCTCTTGCAGCACCTTTTGATTGTTGTTTATCAAAGGTTGCAAATATCTTTTGCCAATAATGTTTACAATTTGGACCACCTTTATAAAACCATATATCATAAGTAGAAGTACCATTAGGACCAAAACCTTCATTGACAGCCAAATCATTTGCACCTTTAACTTCTTCATAAGTATATAATCTTTTTAATCCTAACATTTGCTTACAAAAATCTCTTTCAGCATTAGGACCAACATACTTATAAAATGTTCTACCTTTTTTACCTTCTTTTGGTAAGATATCACCTTCAGCATATGGAATTAAAGATGCTTGTGCAAACTCTTCTTGAAATTGTTGTTCAGTTATTCCACAATTAGAAAAATAATCAATTAAAGTATTTTCATAATTCTTTTTTTTCTTTTTCTTACTAAATATAGTTAATAATTTATTTGTAATTGTTACTTCTTGATTTTCAAACTTTTCAGTCTTATAAGAAATATATCCCTCAATTGATAAACCATTTATTTTACCTTCTTTGATTTTTGACCAAACTTCTTTATTATCAACCTTATATGTTGCGAACCAAGTTCCAATAGGCAAATCATTGAAACCATAATTATTAGATTTATCATCATTTGATTCTTTAATCCAACTTTCTAACATTATTATTCCATCAATATTATCTTTATGATTTAAATTTGTTTTATTAAAATTATTATCTTTAGCATATTGATATCTTATCTTTTCAATTGTTTCTTTTGAAAACATTGTGTAAAAATTTCCAACCTTATCATTATATCTAAGAATAAGTTTATCAGGAATCATTACAGGACTAACAATAATTTGTTGGTCTTCATTAAAATAATTAACTATTTTTTCTTCTTCAGAGAATGCGACAAATTCTCTTTCAATTGCAGGTCTATCAACTAATGAGATTAATTGAATTTCATCACCTTCATTGAACATTGCTTCATAAATTGGGATACTCATATTAGTATAAAGTTTAAATTGTACCTCTATTTTCAAGAACTTTAACTCTTGATTGTCCAAGATTAATATCAGTTACAGCTACATATACAGGTCTATTTAAATTAGCAACTAAAAGACCTGTTAATTGTTCATTACTTATTGATTGTGATGTTAATGGTGCAATACTACCACCATCAGCAAAACCTCTTACTCTTGATTGTTCTAATTCATTTATCAATGAACCATATTTTGGAGATTCAGTCATCCATCTTGGAGCAACCCATTCTTTTTCATGAAGTTGAACAGTATGATACATTGGTCTTTCACCTGTTTCATCAGGTCTTAATGTTGATGAACCTGTATAACCACCATCTGCTCTTTTTTTAACAGGAGCATCTTTAACAAACCCACCTTCTGCACTTAATCTAGTTAATTGACCTATTAAACCAAATAGAGTTGCTGCGAATGCAATAGCTGCTGTTGCTCTAATTGCAAGACCAACACCTAATGGTAAGTTTGCTGAAACAGGGTCAGGATTAAATGCTTTTGCAACTGCAAGTGTTGCTGTTGATAAGGCTGCAATTTGATTAACTACTGCTGCTTCTTTTTGAAGTTTAACATTTTGTTTTTCAATTGCAGCTTGTTTAGCAGCATTAGCAGTTTCTTCAGCTTGTAATCTTCTTTTTTCTTTAATTAGATTTTGTGTTGCTTTAGTTTCATTTTCAAGTTGTCTTAATATTTCTGCTCTTTGCGAACCTTGTGCTTCTGCTGCCTTTGCAGTTAATGAATCAATTAATGCAGTTTTTTCATTTATAACTGTATCTAATAAAGTTATTTGTTCTTGAATTTTTGCTGCTTCTTCTTGTAATCTTTCAATTGCAGCTTGATTTTGAGCAGTTAATTCAGAAAATATTTCACCTGTTGCATTTGTTAACAATGAAATAGATTCATTAATTCCATCAATTATTGCTTGTTGTCTTGCAGTTTGTATTGCTAGAATTTTATCACTAGTTTGTTTACCTAATTCTTCTTCAGCTTTATTTCTATTAATAATTGCAATTTGATATGCAGCATCAGTTTCTTTTAAACCTTTTGTTTCAGCTTCAAATTTATCTTTTATATTCTTTTGTTCAATAGCTGCAATTTTTTGAACTGCTTCTATTCTTGCTTTAATAGCTGCATTAGTTGTACTTGGATTATCAGCAATAGCTTGTAAATTTCTAATTTCTTCAGCTTGAATTAATAATGCTAATTCTTGTTGTAATAATTTAATTGTTTCTGATGTTTGTTTATTAGTTTCTTTTTGACTTCTAATAACACCATCAATTGCATCATTATATTGATTTACAGTATTTTTAAGTTCAGGAAATAAAACAGCTAATTGTTTTGCTTGTTCTTTAAGCAATGTTAATTGTTCAACAAGTTTATTAGTTACATTACTATCAATAGCATTTTTAGCTTCATTAGTTAATGTTTCATAAGCAACTTTACCATCAACACCTAATTTTTCAAATAACAATGATACTTGTTCAGTTGATAATTCTAAACCATTTTTATAATCTTCAAAAGCCATTTTAGCTTTTTCTAAATCTCTTGCTTGGTCTTCAAATTTAGCAGCATCAACAGTTCTTGTAATACTTGAAATTAAAACTTGTGTTGCACCTAAAATTTCATCTTTAGTTTTTTGTGCAGAATCTCTAAGTGTTTCAATTTGTTCACTTAATAATTGATTTTGTTTTTCTTTAACTTTTATAAAATTACTATCAGTTGAATTTTTAATTAATTCTTTATTTAAATCAATTTCAGCTTGTAAATTTGTAATAGAAGTATTTCTATTAAGAGTACTAGTTCTTATTTTTTCTTCACCATATTTTTTAATTGCATTTGTTAAAGTTTCAACACTAACAATTGTTTCAGGTGATTGTTTTAATATATCATCAAATATACCTTTGAATGTACCTTTTAAATTTTTTGAAATAAATTCAAGTTGAGATTTAAAATTTTCAAATACAGGTAAATCATTTTGAAATTCAGGACTTTTTAAAGCATTACCAAATGAAAGAATTAAATCAATTCCTTGTTTTAATAAATCATTATTATCTTCTGACCTTTTATTTTGTTCTTGATTTATTTGTTGTTGTAAATTAGCAATTTCTTTTGTAATTCTTGCTTCTTCATTTAATTTTGCAATTCTTACATCTGCTTCAGTTATACCTGCTTTTGTTAATTCATTTTGAATTTGAAGTTGTTTATTTAAATTAGTTGCAATTATTGGTAATTGTTTTTCTTTTGGTATTATAAGGTCATAAAAATCATTTAATTTATCAAGTGCTTCATCACCTCCTGTAAATCTAAGAATTGATGTTTTACTTTTAAAATCATTAACTAATGGTGTTAAATCTTTAATAGTTCTTTCAAAACCAATTTTAAAATCATCTATATCTTTAGTAGTTAAAACACCTCTCTTAACATTATCTGCAATAATACTTCTTAATCTATTTTGTTCCAATAATTGGTCTTTAACAGCTTTAGTTAAATCATCAAATTCTTTTCTATCTGCTGCGCCAATAAGTCCTTTAGTAAATTTTGCTGCTTTATCTTCAAATTCTATTATATCTTTAGTTGATATAATTTTTCCTAATATATTAGTATTTGAATCTTTTACTTGATTTAATTGGTCTTGTAATGTTGATACAACAGCTTGTGCTTTTTGTAAATTTGAAACTTGTTTTAATTCAAATTGTGTATTAATATCATCAAGTTTTTTTGTTGTTGTTTCTTGAGTTTTTGTAATTGATTCAGATATTGATTCTATTTGATTATTTAATCTAGCAGTAGCAGCATTGTCAATTAAACCAAATGTTAATGTTGATGCAAAATTTCTAACTCCATCAAAAAATGGTTGCCATGCTTTAAATATACCTGCTCCTGCTTCTTTAATCTCATCAAAATTAACAATCAATGCTGATACTGCTGCAACTAATATACCTATACCTGTAGCGATTAAAGCACCTCTAACAGCCAATCCTGCACCTTTAGCTGATATACCAACAGCATTAAATCCTTTTGATAATGTATTTAAAGTTGCTGCAACAATTTTATTCTTTGAACCAAATGCATCAATAATACCTGTCAATGCTTGTTGACCTTGAATGATTGCACTAATCTGTGTTTCAAGTTTTTGAAGTTCTTCAGCAGTCTTACTATTCTCATCACCAAATGCTTGAACTGATACTGATGCAAATGCAAATGCACCACCTACTGCACCTACAATTCTACCCACACCTTCAAATTTTTCAGCAATTGTAAGGTCAGCAACTGATTCATCAATGACTTTTAATTGAGTATTAACACTTCTTAATGATGATTGTAATGAATCATATGCTTCTGTTCCAATTACTGCTTGTTCAAATGCTTGATTTAAAGCATCTTGTTGGTCTTTTAATTCACCAACTGATTGAGCATTCTGATTGATTAATTTATCAAGAGTTACTAATTCTTGAGTTCCATTAATCTTAATAGTAAACTGTGTTGTATTATTTGCCATAGTAATATTATAAAGTTATATGTAATCAGTATAAGATACTTTTTTAACTACCTGTACTTTTCCAATTTCGGTTTCAGGATTGTAACCAGTTATTCCAATTAATATATATTTATCATTTAAATAATTTAATTCAACAGGTCTATTAATATATTCATTGAATTTATGTCTTGGAATATATGAATCACCTTCAATAATATTTGTTCTATTATTTATTAATGTATTATATTTTCTATAATAGTTAGCATAGATATTTTTTAAATCATATTTATCAGGAAATTCAGCATCTAAATAAAATAATCTATCAGAAACATTTATATTCCAATCTGATGTAATAAAAAAGCCTGTATCACTTGTAAGCATTCTTGAGTCTGTAATTTTAGTATCTAGTATTCTTGTTACTAAATCCCAATCTTGGTCTGTATTGTATTGACCAATAAATTTTGAACCCCAAAAATATGAACTTGAATTAGGTATAACATTAGTATTTGAAATTCTTGCAACATAATATTGTCCAAAATATTCAGCACCATCACCTGCATTATAAGTACTACCTGAATCCCATGCAGGAAAATTAATTACATCCGATTGATTAATTGTTAACCTATCTAATGCAATTATATCTGCTGATGCAATTGACATAATATTTTGAGTTATTGAACTAAATCCACCTGAATTAAATCTATATGAAACTAAAAATGGTCTTGTTGCTGATGGTGAAAATAATAAATTAATATCAGTTCCTCTTGTCTTTAAGTAATCATATTGATTTTGTGCTATTAGTGGGTCTTTCCTATCATAGGTATATTTTAAACTACCTATTGTTACATAATCTTTAATTGCTTTATTATCAATTGATATTAAATTAAAATCATCAACCTTTAAAAATTCATCCAATGTTAATAAATAAACTGTTTTAGTATATTCAACATAATATGGATATAAACCAAACATATTTATAAAATTCTTTACCCAATCCAATGTAGTAACTGATGGTAATATTTTTTGAATATCTAATTCATATGGTAAATCAGGATAATATATATGACATACTTGAAATGGTGTTGCAAAGTCAGGACCACTATCACCAACTGTTCTACCATATACATAAATAAAATCACCAACATTGAAATTATCAGTCCATGATAAAGTTGCTGAAGATGTTGCTGATGATATTAAATTTTGAATTTCACCATCCTTACCATTTGATACACCGATAAATATATTTTCTGTATTTGTTCTTGCTGTTATATCAATTGTAATTTTACCTTCATGAAAAACAGTATAAACAATTCCATATCTTGGATTTGCTAATTCATAATTTGCATAATCAAAATTTATTATTCTAAGATACCTCTCAGAATTAACTTCATTTTCTCCTAATGTAAATTTAAATGTTCCAACTCTACCCCAATTCCAAGGAAATTCACCATTGCCACAATATGGAATAATAGTTTTTTCCAAATCTTGGAATACATTTGATTCAACATTTAATCCATAATAATTAAAAACATTCTTAATTGAATTAACAAGATAATAACATGGTGGTATATCTAAAAAAGTAAATCTATTTAAATTAGCACCTGCTGTATTAGAAGCATAATTACCTGTTATATCATTTAATGCTTGTCTATATGAATATGTATTATAATTACCTCTTGTAATAAATGGAAAATTAATATCATTATTTAATGATGTACCTGTTCTTGCTAATTTTTGCAACCATCTAAAAGGTCTTGTCTTTTCATCTATATCAGGAAAATTAACTGTGAATCCTGTTATCTCATTTACTCTATCATCAGTATTAAAATTCTTTGTCCAATTTAAATTATCACTTACAATTTGACCTCTAAAATTAGTTTCAGTTATTTCATCTAAATAAAATATACCTCTAATAATTTCATTATTTAAATATGATAAATTACAACTAAATTGATTCTTTTTAAATTTATCAATCACATCATATTCACCAACATAATTAAATGTTTTATTATTATTAGCACTTCTTGGAATATTTAATGTATAAGTAAATGCAGCATTTCTTGCTAATGGATTAATTGTGTCAATAGCATTATATGACAATGCAACATTAAAATTAGTTGGTAATTGTACATTATTATTTTCAATTTGTAAACTATACATATTTAAATTGATTTTTGACTTATATCTTTTATAGCAATTCTATATTCAATGTTTAATACCCATTGATTTGTATTTTCAGTTTGTTGAAAATCACTATCTGTTATTATAACTTGTTGATAATAATCACTAATTCTAGTTGATGAATTATTTGTTTCAATATAATATACTCTTGATGATTTAATTAATTGATATAACCAATCATACTCATCTTGTGAATTAACTATTGTCCTAACTTTAAATGATTGCTCAATTGAATTTTGAAACATCTGCTCATAGGTTGTTGAATTATCAATTAATCCACTTGCATCAGTTGATATTAATATCTCTTCTCTATTATATTGAGTTGTTAAATCCTCAATGAAATCATAATAATCCCAACCACCTAAATCATTTAAAAACATGAATGGTTTAACAATTTGATAATCACAAACAAAATCAATATCATATTCAAATTCTTCAGAATAGTTTCTAATATAATAAGTATCATCAGCAGTTTTCATAAACCAACCAATGGCATATCTAATCTTTTCAGTTGATGTTGTTGCACTCCATACTTTAGGGTCTAATTCAACATGATATAAACCATTGTCAATACCTTCTAAAGTAGAAGCATTCCATTCCCAAGGATAATAAGCTGAATCTGACCATGTATCTGACCATTGACCATTTTCATAATATTTTGTTCTTACAAAAAATCCTTGTTGAAGTACAAGTGAAGATGTATCACTACTTATATAATATTCATAAGGTGCAACAAACAATGATAATGTATTTTGTTTATATGTTATTGCTGTTGTATTAAATTGAGCAAGATTATATTTTAATGATGTATCTTGTCTTGGTCTATCAGTTAAGAATTTAATTTGACTATATTCATTTATACCATCATCTAATAATATTTGATTTTCTGTTGTTGATGGTAAAAAGTCAGTTCTAATTATATTACCATTGCTTGAACCTGTTGTTACTAAATCCAATGATGGGTCATAAAATGAATTATTGATATCTAAATAAACTTGTGAATAACCATACCCTGTATATGAAACATTGTATTGTGTAAAATAATTTAATAATACTGTAATAAAGTTTTCAACTGTTCCTGATAATTGAGTTTCAATTTTAAATACTTTATCTCCATCATTATATGTTGATGCTGTAAATACAACTGTTTGAGTTGCATCTTGTAATGAAATACTTTCACCAACATCTAATTGATATTTAAATAATAATTGAGTTCTACCATTTATTTGAACACCTGATAATGCAATATTTGATGTATCTAAAAGATAATATGGTCTTGTTTCTTGAAATGTTAAATTTCTTGCTGCATCCCAATACCATGTATTTTCAATTGCATCTAAACCATTAACAGTCATTGGAAATTTTCTAATACTTGTTACACCACCTAATTCAATATCATAACTTTCAAAAAATTCTAATCTTAAATTATTTAAACTATTTTTATCTTGTTGAAATATAGTTACTGTAGGTTGAATATTTGGTTCTGTTGTTCTTGATACTGATTGAAGAATTGGTGCTATATTAAATATATAACTATTGTTTGGTTGATATGTTTTATAAACAGTTGCTTGTAATCTATTTGCTAAACCATTGTTTGTAACACCTGTTAATGTATCCCAATTAAATAAATTTTTATTATTATTTGAATATATATCAACCCATAAACTATAATTATTTAATGTCTGTGCTGAATAACAATAATCAGGAACAGTTTGAATAACTAATTGAATAAATGCTGATGTATCTGTTGAGAAAATAATTCTATCAAGTGTATATGCAATATTATGTGTTAATGTTAAATATGCTATATCTGTTATACTATCATATGATGTTATTATTTGATATGAATCAAAGATTGGATTATTTTGAATTGCTTCCTTTACAAAGAAAATAAATTGGTCATTACTACTAATTATTGATGGGTCAGGAATTTGATTTTGTGATGGATTTATTGAAATCTGAAATTTAACATCATTCAAAATAAAAAAATTATTTCCACCTGATAAACCTGATAAATCAAATGAAAATTCAATGCTGTAATATTGTATTGGTCCTGTACAATTTTCGGTAAAGAAAGAACTTACTTGTATTGGTGAATATACAGGATTTATATATCTGCCAAAATAAAGGTCTGTATTTATATCATTCATATTATTTAGCTTTTATAGTATTTGGTTTAATTTTAAATATTGCTGCTGATGTCTTTCCAACCTCATCATTGATGTTAATAAACAAACTATCAATGATTTCTTGAATTCCACTTTCAACATTATCTTTATAAAGTTTATCAATTTGTTGAAAACTCTTTTTTAAAATATTTCTTGGTCTAATGCCAATATTATAAATACTTCTTTGAATTACAAATGCAAGTTGATTTAATGTCATTGATTTAAATTGACCTTTTGCATTTCTTGGTCTAATCTTTTTTCTTTTAATCCATTTTAAAATAATTTGAACAGGTATCTTTCTTGCACCTGCTCTTCTACCACCATCTAAATATTTTAAATAATCTAAACCTTCAACTTTTATTGTTGGTGTTGAATCATAAGTAACCATCATTGAATTATATAAATCAGATGAATTATTTAATCCTTTAAATCTTTTTCCTGATTGTGAAATATATGGTTGTTCTAATTGAAATAATATAACATTCAATAAATCAGTTGCAAAGTTTTTAATTATATCATCAACATTAACCATATACTAAACATCTATTTTCACCACTTGCTGTATTAACTGTTAATTCAATTCTCCAACCTTGTGAGTTATCTTGCTCATAATCTAACAATGATAAATAACTTACATCTGTAATGATACCTTGATATAATCTTAATATCTCTTGTCTTAAATATTTTACAATGTTTCTACCTTCAGCTAACATTGAATCTCTCAATGTATCTTTTGCATCTTTAGTTGAATCCATATTTAATTGGTCCAATACTAATATTGCAATATTCCAATTCTCTTGGTTTGGTTGATTATTATTTATAACAACACTAATTAAATAATCTTCTTCTAAAAAAAGCAATGGATAAATCTCATCACCTTCATTGGGATATTCAAATGATTTACCACTTTGAAATGTATTTATTGTGGATGCTGTGAATGTTGGAATGTCATTCAATATATCTTTTAAGTTTTGAATTGTCATAATATAATTATAAAGTTTTATTTAGATTTGTATTTTGTTTCAATCGCAGTATTGATTTTACTTTCAATGATACTTCTTTCATTCTTGATTGACAAGGTAAATAAACATGTATATAAGTCCATCCTATTAACATCATTAATCCTAAGAACATCTCCATTAGCAAGGTCATATACCATTGAGGACCATCCCCATTTTTGATTGTGGGATTCCCAATAACCTGACCATTCTGATTTTGGGAATTTAGCATTGAATACACTTGGGAAAGTTCTTTCAGTCTGTCCTTTTTTTTTAAAAAATATGATGTGTATCCATACACTATATCAAGACTTAGATTCTCAATGATAGAAACTCTCTCAGACAACTCATTGGATGTGGATGGGTATGAATGGTCAACTCCATTAATTGAAGAGCATAGTGCCATTATATACTTGGTCATTGTCCAATAGTTCTCTTGGTTATCTGAAATATAATAATCTAAATCTACCCATTGACCAAATGAGAGTTCATTCATTTCTTTAATTAATTTATAATTAATATTATTGACATTGAATTCAAATACATCTTGATTGATATCATCTGTTGTTAATTGATAAAACCATTTTAAATCATTCATTGCATTTGTAACAGTCTTAATATCTTTTGAATAATATAATTCATCATAATCCATATTACATAGAATAGCAATCTCTTTTAATCTTCTTTCTTGAGTTGTTACATTTTCATCAATGTCAGCAATTAATTCTAATTGTTTTAATTTAATGTCTTTTAATTCTTTAGGTATTTTCATTTTAGTATATTTTCATTTTTACAGGTGCATTCTTTTTAAATGAATGTAAGGCATATCGCATTGCATCCATACCATCATCATTTAATTTTATTGGTTCATCACTTATTTCATTTTGTTTTTCTTTCCAAGAATATAATTTATATTCATTTAATAAATTTATTGAGGATGGTGTTAAATATATCTTCTTTGATTTAAGTGTATTAATTCCATCACTAACATCTTTATTTGCTTTGTATGTTCTATATTTCCATCTTGATAATTCTTGCATTATCTCAGGTCTTGCATAATCACAATAAATTCTAACATCCTTTGCTACTTGTTTCTTTTCCATTAATTGAACTAAATCAGTTGAAGTTAAAAATGATTCATATATAATTTCATCAAAGTAATACTCACCATCATCTTCATACATTGCTACCAATGCTGTTGGGTGATTATATCCAAAGTCAATGCCATAACAAACTAAACTACCTTTAACATCACTTATTTGAAAATGAGTATAAACCCTTTTATGTGTTATTGGAAATTCACCAAGACAATATATTCTATAATAATTATCATCAACATTAATCAATGCTTCAATTTCTTTAATCTGTTCTCTATTTAAAAATGTATTATCTTTATATGTTGATTTTATTAATATTGTTTTTTCAGCTTCTCTTTCCATTAAATCATTTATCCATGATTCTTCACTTGGATTAAAGTCAATGATAACTTTTTTCATTGTTCTTATATTCAATTGAATAAAGGCTTCAAATGGAATCTCATTGGCTTCATTGATAAATATTACATCATGCTTTTTACCTCTTAGCTTCTGTGGTTCATCAGTTGAAATAAATGATATTCTTGAACCTGTTGGAAATCTATAAACATTGTCAGTCTTATTGTGATTGTTTTCATCATATAATTTTAAATCATTCATTACCTCTACAAAGTCTTTTAAAACTGAACCTCTAATGGTTGGTAACGATTGTCTAATAACTGATACATTCTTACCTGCATTGGTTAAACAATAATAAATTAATAATTGAACAATGGAATATGTTTTACTTGACCTTGTTCCACCTTGATTAATAATAAAGCGAATATTATTATCATTGAATGCATCAAGGTTCTTTGTAAATATAGATGTATGTCTAATCTCCAATTCAGTCATTGTTTTTTAATCTAATAATAACTTTCTATCTGATGGTTGAACTTCAATTAACTTAACTGTTTTTAATTCCAATTGATGTGTTACTTGTTGTCTTTCTACATAATGACCTTTTAACTTACCAATGTCTCTTAATATTTCTTTTGCTAAATTAGTATTGTTTTGTTCAATAGCATCCTTATATAATTTTTCAAATCTTTCAATGTCAGTTTTTAAATCTTCTCCAAAATTAATAATACTTCTTTCATCAATTTCTTTTCTTGAGTCTGCCATTAATTCATATGCATATGCTTTTGTATAATTTAATTCATTAACTATCCAATCCATTATCATTAAGTTTGTCCAACCATCATTGATTCTTTTTTTAATTATCTGATTTATAATATCTTCTCTTTTAAATGTATGTCTTTTACCTGTCTTTGTCATAATTCGGTGGGTTTTAGGTTGTTATGAAAAAAAATATATGTTATTGGTTTTCAGCAAGATATGATTCAAAAGCTGATTTAATTCTTATTAAACAAGTTGCACAATTAGATGCTTTCATCTTATGACCTGTGATTTGATTATATAAATCAAACAATGATTGTTTTTGCATTGCTTGTCTTTTTACAAAGAATTTATCATACATTTCTTGTACTTGTTCTCTCATAATATTATAAAGTGTTTTGTAAGTATAGGTTATATAATTTTTTAATTGTTTCATCTTCTTTTAAAAGATTGGATATTTTATTAATTGAATATTCAATCAATGTTCTTCTCATACCTGTTGCATTGGATATTTGAATTACTGTCATTTTATTATAAAGATAGAACTTAAATATTGAAACATGAATTTCTTTTATTTCTTGATTATCAATTTTAGCTTGAAGATATTTAAATGTTTCATCAAAGAATAAAGACTTACCAAGTTCTTCTATTTCATTTTTAGTTGAGTCATCTTCAAAATCAATATTTAATTCATCAATTGAAACCAATTGTACTTTGGCTTGTTTTTTATATTCTTGCTTAATGAATGATGAAAATGAGAAATAAATATAATTAAGCATTTTCTTTTCAGTATCTAAATCATAAGTCTTATTAATATTATTTAAGAATGTATTTGATATTGATAAATATACTTGAGACATTATTTCTTCAGCTTGTTCTTCAGACAAGATATATTTGAATCTTCCATGAGACTTTATCTTTGAATAGTTATTTTCATATACTTGAATAAAGTATTCATATGTTGGTTTTTTCTTAGACATGGTTTTCATAAATGTAAGTTTCAATTGATTCAGTAATGTACATACTGATTATTGTTAATGGTATGATGCATATAATTGAATATCCTGCAATCAATAAAGTAATCCAAGTAAAATGTCCACTAAGACAAAAGGAACAGTTTAAAACCTTTGAAAAGAAGAATTTAAATATTGATACATCTTCAAAATATCTTGGATAATCAAGGTTATTGTTTTTTTTCCATTCTTGTATTTTAGTATTGAATAATGTAATACTAAGTGTGAAGTAAATTATTATTGGTAGTGTTACTAAGTATATCATAATATGTTTAATAAGTTTTGCATTTCATAATTGTTATTTGCATAAACCAAGTATAATTGATTTAATAGGTCTTTGTTTTCATCCATAATCTTTTTATATTCAATATATATTTTTTCAATTGGAGTTTTTTCAATATCAATGATATGTCTTTGTTGATTTGAACCTGTTCTTCCAATATAGATTTCAATATTTTTCTTTTTAAATTCTAATTCCATTATATTCATTAAAATACAATATCCTTCTTCTTCATTGACAGGAACATAATTAATATAATATTGAATTGATTGC